TGTTTATTTATCACACCCATAATCTGAGTATGCACGGGACCAGTCGCTGGAAGTAATTCTTTGTAAGCGTGTGCTTGAAACTGTGTTACTGCTTCAGCTAATACAGGGTGAGTTGCACCACTTGCATTTGAAAACGGCTGTGATCTTGTCTGGTATTTAAACCCTAATAAATCTAAACCTTTTGTGTAACCATCTTCCCAATCTTTTCTAGATGCTTTGTATTGTGTATAGTTTTCGTAGAGATCAGAACCTAATCTACCTAATACATCTTCTGGTAATAAGTCTGCTAAATTATCAAAATGTTCATTTGTGCCTGGTTGGTTTACGGCCTCTGGATCAAAACTGATTGTTGCACCACCGTCCTCTTCCTGTGTTACTTGGATATCTTCTGGTCCAACCTGTTCTTCTATGTTTGCCTGAGAAGCCTCTACAACTTCTTCTTCACTAGGTAATTCTATTTCTTGCTTTACGTTTGGTAAAGACTTGTCTATTTCTGACATTATTTTTCTCCGAGTTCGAAACCACTATAGTCTTTTTTCCAGGAACATTCAACCCCTGTGGGTGAGGTCCTCTCTCTGGTGGTATCGTAGTTGTTAACTTTTTAGTCATCCGTTAATGCCTTATATCCTTGTATACCTAATGATAATCCTAATCCAGCTAAACCTGCTCTAGAAAGAATTGTTAATCCTAATCTACCCAATCCTAAACTAGCAATTTTTCTAGCGGCTGCAGGTAGTCCTCTTGTTAGTTTTGGTGTTTGTTCTGCAAATGCAGGATACAAATAATTTAATGGATCTGTTGCAATATCTGCTGGTGAATCTCCTTCAGATATCTGACTTGTAATATCCATAGCCGCTAATGGTGCTAATAATCCTGGTGATGCTGCAACTCCTAAACCACGTCCCAAAGTTCTAAAACCTGTTTTAATAATACCTGGTTTTTTCTTTTCTACACCTGGAGATCTAGATGCAAATTTTAAATTTGATCTACTAGCCTCAATTGTTTTTGGTGCAGTTGCAGCTATTGATCCTGCAGCAAGCGCGCCTGCTAGTGGTAATTGATAATCTAAGATATCAGGTCTTGGTAGTTCTGTTGTTATTGGATCTGTTGCCATTGCTACCAACATATTTTTCTGTTGAGCTTCGTCAGATAAATAAGTTGTTGGATCATCGTTTCTAAATTCTTTTACAATTGCTGAACCAACTGTTCCTACAACCCCTGCTACACCAAATGTTCTGATGCTAGGGTTTTTTAAAAACCCTAATGCTGCATTTTTAAATTTTGGAATAATACCTTGTGTTTGATTTATTTTATTTAAAGTTTCAACTCTGTCTGTCTCCATGGCTTCAGCCATCTCTTTACCACAGCCACCAGAAAAACCTATTCGACCACCGTCTTTACTAAATGCAATCTTATCTGCAAAAATATTACAAACGTTTCCTGTATTATTTTGAGCAGCTGCTACAATTGTATTTCTAATATTACTCTCCCAAAATGGTTTTGCTTTTTTAACATCAATGTAAAACTTTCTATCTTTTGCAAATTGAGATAGATCAAGCCCAGCCTCTTTGTATCTTTTTAAAGTTGCAGGAGAATAAATTTTTGGATCTATTGTTTCTCCTATTTTAATATCTGGTAAATTTAATTGACTTATTTGTCCTGTTGTAAAACCTCTTTCAGTTAGCTGATTAATTAATGATGTTCTGTTTGCATCTAATAAACCTGCTACTCTTTCAGCTTCAACGACGTTTGGTTTACTACCAGATAATAATTTATCAATTATTTTTACTTTTTTAGAAAATTGTCCTTGATAGTTTCTTAATTCATTTTTATTAACAGTTGTTTCAACAGCATCTACAAAAACACTAAATGGTTGAATACCTCTACTTTCTCCTGCGGATAAACTAATTACTTCATTGACATTAAATGGAACTGCTTGTTTTTTTTTTAAACCCAATACTTTTCTTAATTCAGTTCTAAAATTTTTTTTAAAATCCTCTAATGTTCCAGATTCTTGAGGATATAATGCATCAACATTCTTTAAAGCTAAATTATAAAAAGCACTTCTACGTGAATTATTTGTGGAGTTTATTGCAAGTTCATTTATAATCTTTTTTCCTAGCACTGCATCTTTTGCGATATCTATATCTGTTCTGAATGTTTCTCCTCTTAACAATCTAGAATACAATGCTTCTGTGTTTGCAATTGTAGTAGGGGTTGACATAGAAGTTTTTTGAATGACTTCACCTATGTCTGGTAATTTTTTAGTATCTTTTAATTTTTTTCTAAATAACTTGTCGTACTCCTTAATATTATCCACCATGGCAGAGGATATTTTTGGAGAACTAATTAAAGCGTTCCAATTTTTTAAAACATTAACACCTGGATCTTTATAACGAACAACTGTCTCTCTTTGCCCTGTTGTAGGATTAACACCAACTGTTCTTTTCTTTTCAATGTTGTCTCTTATAAATCTTGTTGATGAGTCGGTATCTGGTTTTGATTCATAGGTTCTTAAAGTTTCTAAAGGGAGGCCAAGTTTTGTAGCCATCTCTTGTCCAGTTAAGGTAAAACCTTTTGCAGCTTTTTTAAGTTCTTTGTCTTTTAAAAAAGCTTTGTATGAATTTGCTTTTATATTGGTTTTTTGATCTACCTCGTCCCAAGGTGTTTTATAATTTTCATTATAGAAATCTCTAAACTTTTTATTGTTTTTATAATCTGCATCATACTTGCTTACCCCAGCCTCAGAACCTGAAGCAAATCTTTTAACAGTAAGATTTTTAAAATTACCTTTTGCTTTTTCTCTAAGTATTAGAGAACTAATAGTTTTATTTTCAGCGTTAGGTACTTTTGCTTTCTTTTTTATTTCATCAATACTGAGATCTAATTTTTTTCCATCAGCTAAAAGTTTTTTTAAATAATCAAAAACTTTTTGCATGTCCGGTGACAAATCACTTCCACCTTTTCCATTTTTTAATCTAGTCATTACACCTCCAGGATGCCGGCAAGACCACCGTTTCTAAATCCTATTGGACCGATACCCAACATCTCCTGTATCTCTCTGATACCATCTGGAAATTCGTCTGGATTTTTTAGAACCTGGTTTAGTCTTTGCATGTATAGGGTTTTTTCTTTACCGACTAAACTTTTATCCATCGCCACATTTCTAAATAGTCTTGAGATATCTTTTGCTTCTAGACCATACTTACGTATATCTCCGTATCCCATCTGTTGGCCGCTTGATCTTGCAGCAGCTCTCTTTGCAAGGCCCAAAGCTTTTCCAACAAGTTTACCTCTAAAAAATGGCACACGTCCGCCATCTGCAAATTCAAAATCATCTATGTCAACAGTATCAGGATCAAAGAATCTATCGGTAACTCCTTTACCTTTTGCATCTTTAACGCTGATTAATCTTTCAGCAAATAGCTGTATGTCATTTGGTGTATCTAGTTTTGCAACTGCTGATGCAACTTTAGGTCCAAAGTATTTTTGTACTAATAACAATGGATCACCCATACCACCGCCACCACCTTCGGTCATAAATTTAAAATCATCTGCTTCCATAATTGATGATAGAGATGGGTTGCCTGGTTCATCAGTTAGGTCTTTTATTCTATTTAAAAAATCTCTAGCGTTTGCTCGAACCACTGGTTGTGCATTTTCTGCAACACCTGCGTTTAGATAAATTTTATTTACTAGATCGTTTACGATCAAATTATTATTTTTTACATTCTTAATTGCCTCTAAACCTGCACCTGAGAATGGTGCTGCAATATCCTCTGGTCCTCCACGTGAGCCTGGTGGTGGTAAATCAGGATCACCTGGTGGTAGATCATCTGCTTGTCTTAATGACATTAAACCTTCTTTGTCTAAGTTTCTAGTTCTTGTTGCAAGGTCTGTAATATTAGCAGGCGCTGCAGGTGGCATGTAAAAATCTTTTATCTTAGTCATGTTCTCTAACAACTTGTTAGCTTGAACATCATTTAATTTATTTGAAACTGCATAACCTACAGAACTTGTTAATTCTTCTACTGCTTTTGATTGTGGTAATACACCCAACGCATCGACGTTGATATCCATATCTAGCATTAGCTCTGGGGACTTACCTTTACCTAAAAAATTTATGTTAGTCCTAGTTCCAAGAACATCAGAAACATTTCCCCCTAATTCTCTGAACGTTTTTAAAATTAAATCTAATGTCTGTTTCCTAGCCATAATATTCTATTCTACTCCTGTCAGGTAGTGGTTCGTCTTTGTAAGAATCCTTATTACGAACTAAGCCACCCTGTTTGATACGCATCAACGCCTGAGTCATGGAGTCGACATAGTCATCGTAATCTCCATACGGAAATGATGCACACTCTTCCACCACCTCCTGAGCAAAATGTTGGTGCATAGGAGCCCATATCATTCCTGTCTCAAACAGCGGTGATACCGAGTTTACTCTCGCATGTTTATCATTTCCTCGGCTCGGCGTAAAGTTAATTACTGGAATTCCCATGTCTCTTAATTCAGCTGTAAGAGGTATCCCCGATGCCTTGGCCTCGACTATAACCATGTCAGGACGCCAATATATATACTCCTCATGAGCGACCTTCTTTAACTCTGGAAACTCATATCTATCTTTGAAAGCATTTAATAATATTATCTGAGGATTTTCATCCTCTGTTTGGAATACTCCCCATGTTGTTATAGCTGAAAAGTCAGCAGATTCTTTTTTAAGAAAAGCCGTATCGTAAG